TTTGAAGACAAAGAAAAGCAGGCGCACACCGAGGCCATCGACAATATGCTTACCAATGCCATTGGCACCGGTCGCATCAAAGCGGAGCATAAGGACACCTACAAAGCCATTTTGGAAAAAGACTTCGACAATGGCAAAACCATTATCGAGAGCCTGCCGGCCATGCGCCGGATGGTAAACGAGATTGGCGACCCCGCCACCGGCCAGCGCAAAGACTGGACATTTGACGACTTCCAGCGTAAAGACCCCAAAGCTTTGGCCGCTATGAAAAGCAAGGACCCCGAGCAGTTCAAGGCACTGTACAAACAAGAATTTGGAACCGAAATAAAATTGTAAAAAAATGGCACTGAATAAAGAAATTTGGAGGAAATATATCCTCGAGCAACTGGAAAGCAGCAGCGAGTTCCTGGCACACGCCTACCGCGTGGACGAGGACAACATCATCAACGGCAAGGTAGTACACATGCCCAACGCCGGGGCAAACCCAACGGTAACCAAAAATCGATCTTCGCTGCCGGCAACGGTAGTAAGTCGCACCGACACCGATGTGGTATATCTGCTCGATGAGTTCACCACCGTACCGGTAAACATTACCGATGTGGAAAAGGTGGAATTGAGCTACAACAAAATAGAAAGCGTGCTGGGCGGACATGTGCGGGCACTGCGCGAAGCCATTGGCGACTGGACACTGTTTGACTGGCTTACAAAAAACGTAAGTACCTCGGCCAATACCCCGGTAGCCTGGGGAGCAGGCAAGTACATTGCCACCAGTGGAGCTGCCGGAAGCGGCAACGGCCCCAACAGCCAGGGTTTGGCAAAATTTACCGCCGACAACCTACGGGCTGCCCGCCTGATGATGAACAAGCTGAACGTACCCAAAGAAAACCGGTTCTGCCTGTTGCCATCCATCATGTACGATGAGCTGATGGCCGAGATGGCCAACAGTGGAATGGCAAACCTGGAACTGCTAAAATCGGTAAACCTACCTGACGGTGTGCTTACCCGCCTGTACGGCTTCAATATTATGGAGCGCAGCAGCGTGGCACTGATGACCAAGGCTACCCCAACCGTGGTAGCACCGGGAACTACCGAAGCCAACACCCATGCCTACGGAGCTGTGTGCTGGCAAAAAGATATAGTGGAATCGGCCATTGGCGAGATTAAAATGTTTGAGAACGTAAACGACCCCACCTACTACGGCGACATTTACAGCGCACTGGTACGTGCTGCAGGCCGTGCCCGTTGGGCTGATGCCAAAGGGGTAATACCTATTGTGCAGGCCGCCGCCAGCTAAATCGAAAACCATACCATGAAGAACCCCGGGCAGACCGGGCCCGGGGTTATATTTTTGAAAAAATTTGAATTAAATGGAAGGATTAAAAACGAGCCTGAACACGGCGATGGGTGGTGTGGTAACGTGGATTAACGCTTCGGTTAACATGCACAGCATAAACGAGGGGATGGCGATAATAGTAGGGATTCTTACAGCCGTGTACCTGCTCTGTCAAATTCATAAATCATTAAAGAAACACACAAAATGAAACGATTAACAAAAATTAATATTTTAGCCGTCCTGTTCATATTCGGGGCGTTAAACTTTACAAAATCTTTTGCGCAGCCACCGGGGGCTGGTGGTGAAGCAGCCATTACCGGGATCGTATTTCTGGATGTTGAAAAATTCCAAGCAGGCGATGAAATCAAAGCATATTACATGCTGAATGACACCGCGTATGAAATTGGCTCTGTAGCTATAAGCGAGGGGTATAAAGGGTTTATTATCAGTGCCGAAAATCAAACAGAAACACCGCTTAACGGCGCGCCTTTTAACTCCGACATACATTTAGCCGCAAAAACCGATACCGGAACCTATAAACTAAACTTACTTGATGTTACCGATTCATATAATAGACCCTACACGCTCAAAGCCCGTGGTTTGGAATTAGTGAATGTGAATGAAGTTTTAATCACAGATGAACGGGTTCTATTGCACCCTGTCCCGTGGCTTGCCTATTTTGCATCATTATGCCCTATTATTTCTTTTGATATTCCGAAAATTAAAGACCCATACTCAGGTCAGGCTATCAGGCTACCCGTTGGGGTATATTATGCTCAAGGGTATAGCATCGAGGTTGTGAAGGGAACCGGGAAAACATTTCGTGACGGTTTATTTCATAATTATTACAAAATAGGTGCAGGCGATTTGGATTTGGATGAAATTCAATTAAAAATAAAAGCCAATCCTAAGCCCGGCTGTCTCGAAGATGATGTTTTTGATGTTATGACGATTCCTATCGAGAGAACCGCCACTGAGGAAGCTAATTACGAAACACTGTCATTACGAGCATGGCAGATTTATATGAAATATTACTTCGATGTAAAATTAGAAGGCAATACGGTAACAGCTTTTTATATAAATAAGGAGCGCGAGAAACGAGGATGGGGGGATAGGAAGCTCCCTGCCTTGAATATAAAAGTAACTTATAAAACATCCCGGTACACCCCAAGATCCAAGATCATTGGCGAGCGCAAAACCTACGTGGATTATCCAAACGAAGTGTTTGAGATACCGGAGGGATGGGCGTACATCCTCGTCGAAGTTACAAGCATTTATCACGGGCATAGGCTGATATTCAGGTTTTATGAATAAACAATCATGGAAAACGAACTAATCGCACAACTGGCCGCTAACCTGGATGAGCATATCAAAGTAAATGGGATCTGGGAAAGGATTGACGGCCCGATTATTAAATTTACTCTGAATCAAGGCTATGATTCAATGCTACGTAAAAGCCCCGAGCTGGCCAAAGAGTTTTTGGAACTGGTGGAAGCCTACCTGACAGCCGACAGCTTGGGCATGGTTGACGAAGCCGCAGACCTGATGGCCAGCATCATCAAAGTAATATTTTTCAACAAATCAATGAGGAAAAATGGATAACGACATTCGATTTATAAAAGGTGAGGGTGGGCTTGCCCGCCCATTGCCCGGCAAAGACCATTACAGCGGCATTGCCTATTATGCAGAGGAAGGCACTACAGCACCTGCAGGCTGGAATTACGGTGAGCCACAGCAGGTATTTAGCCTGCCAGATATGGCTGCTAAAGGTATAAATGCGGAAACTTCTGGCTTTGCGGTTTTGCATTATCATGTTAAAGCGTTTTTCAGCATCAACCCCGGCGCATCGCTATGGATAGTTTTGCAGGATATGCCCGAAAGCGGGCAGCCGGACTATGCAGAGATTGATGACCTGATGAATGAAAAGGCCGACATTAGGCAGATAGGTGTATATATTCCTATGGCTTTTGCAAGCACAATGGTAGGCTCCTTACAGGCGAAAGCCGAAAGCATGGAGGCTGCACACAAACCAATACAGATTGTATTACAACCCACGTGGCATACAATATCCATTGGTGTGTTGGACGATTTACGTTTACTTACATCGCCGAAAGTAGCGGTTTGTATTGCACAGGATAGCACCGATGAGGTTATAGAATTGATGGGATCAGACACATCGCCTGGGGCTTTGGGTACTGCATTGGGTATTATAAGCCTGGCAGCAGTAAACGAATGTATCGGTTGGGTAGGCCGCTTTGATATTACCGGAGCTAATGGCGCATGGGACATTCCAGCACTGGGGGATGGAACCCTGATAAAAACGCTTACTGATACCGAAATTGACACCCTAAATGCAAAAGGGTATCTGGTAGTTACCAAGCGTATCGGGTTGAGCGGCTCATGGTTCTACGATTCGCCTACCTGCATAGTGGCCACCAGCGATTACGCATACATCGAAAACAACCGTACTATCGATAAAGCCATCCGTGGTATGTACGCCTATATGCTGCCCGAAGTTAACAGCCCTGCCAGAGTATCTGGCGATGGAAAACTTGCCCCCGACTATGTGAAGTACATGGAAAGCGTTGCCTCAAAAGCATTGGTGCAGATGGAGCGCAATGGCGAACTGTCAGCCTTTTACATTAGTATTAATCCTGACCAGGATGTCTTGAGCACTTCTAAACTTGAAGTAACGGTAGTGCTGGTTCCGGTAGGGGTTAACAGGAAAATTGAAATAACCATTGGATTTGGATTAAGTATTTAAACACAAACAAAAATGACACCACTAATCAACGGAACTAACTACGCCTGGGGCGATGTTATCGTAAATTTAACCGGTGTACCGCTTAGCGGCATCAAATCCATCAACTACTCCGAAGAGCAGGATATGGAGGATATGTATGGTGCTGGCAACTACCCCGTGAGCCGTGGATATGGACGGATAAAAGCTACCGGCGACCTAAACCTAAAAAGCGAAGAGGTAGAATCTCTTGCAAAAGCTGCACCCGGTGGCAGACTTCAAGCCATATCACCCTTCGACATCAATGTTGTGTTTCTCGGCGCAGGTAATGTAATGAGAACACACCGGTTGCACAACTGCCAGTTTAAAAACAATGCCCGCAGTATGAATGAGGGCGATTTAGGTTTTGATATTAAGCTCGACCTCATTATTTCGCACATAACATGGAATGCGTAATGGCTGAAAAGAAAAATAAGAATACCGGTATTGTGCCTTTCGACAAAATAAGCGTTGAGGACAAAGCAAAGGTTGAAGAACTTCAAAAAAAACACGGCATTAGCAAAGTATGGATAGTGGCCGTACAGGTAGGTGAAACCGATGAAGTTGTTACAGGCTATTTCCGCCGACCTACTACCACCATGATGGATATTGGCACGATAATGCGCGAAACAAAACCCAACTCGGCCAAAAAGTTCATTATCAAAAGCTGCTTCCTGGACGGGGATCAGCGCATTGTTGACGATGAGTGGACACTGGACAATGCCACCACCGTTACCGATGACATAATAGCCGTTTACCAGGCTGTGTTAAAAAAAAATTAAAAGAAACGGCTGTCGATCCAAACGATGGTAAACAAGAGGTAAGGAAGATAAACGCAATGCTTCGCCTGTACTTCAATATTGAGCCATCCAATCTTTCGGAAGATGAATGGGCAGCACGGTGGAACGAGTTGAAATGGTTGCTTAAAAATGGTCATCCTAAAGTGATAGTGGAGAATGTCTGAAAAGGTAAAATATGAAATTGTACTCCAGGATGGATTTACGCCCAAAATGATTAAAGCCGAAAAGGCCGCCGATGATTTTGCCGACAATGCCGTGCATGATTTTAATCGTGTAGGCCGCTCGGCAAAAAAGGCAGCCACCGATGTGGGTAGTATTGAAAACAGGGTAGGGTCGCTGGGCAAAAGTATGATGAAAAAAGTGGGTGGTCTTGCTGCCGGCTTTTTTGCCATTGATGGGCTACGCCGTTTTGGCCAGGCTGCTATGGATACCTCGGCCAAATATCAGCGTATGCAGGCTGTGCTTGAAAATACCTTTGGCAACCGTGGCAAAGCACAGCAGGCATTTACTAACATTACGGCCTTTGCAAGCCGCACCCCTTTTCAGGTAGATGAACTTACCGACAGCTTTGTAAAACTTACCAACCAGGGCTTTAGCCCAACCATGAGCCAAATGACTAACCTGGGCGACCTTGCATCGTCAACGGGCAAAGGTTTCGACATGCTTACCGAGGCTATTATTGATGCACAAACCGGGGAGTTTGAGCGTCTCAAAGAATTTGGTATCCGCGCCAGTAAAGAAGGGGACAAAGTTACCTTTATGTTTAAAGGCCAGGCCAAAACCGTAAACTTTACCGGCAAAGCCATCCGCGAATATATGTTGAGCCTGGGCAAGCTACAGGGTGTGGAGGGTGCAATGGCCAAGATTAGCAAAACCACCGGTGGGCAAATCAGCAACCTGAAAGATAGCTGGGATCAACTACTCAAAGTAATTGGCGACCGTGGCAAGGGCGTATTTAGCGCGGCCATAAGTGGTATGTCGGGCATGGTTTCTAAAGCAAAGGATATGATTAGGGTGCCTCTGGCACGTACCCTCGAGGACGAGCGTCAAAAGGTGAATGCCCTGGCCATGGAGCTAAGCAATAGCCTAACACCCTACGAGCGGCGTAAGACCATACTTGCAGAACTGCGCGAAATAAACGGTGACATTGTAAAAGGGCTGGATGCCGAAAAAATAAGCCTTGGGCAGCTTGCTTCCAATATGGAGGAATACAACCGGCAGGCCATCCACCGAATAGCTATCGAAAAACAAAAAGATGTGCTGGGAGAGCTCAATAAAGAAGCCGCAGCAGCAGAAACCCTGCAATGGGAAGCACAGCGCAAAATGGGAGCTGAGTTTGGGGCTATTCAGGATAAGATACGCATAGACCCAAAGATGAGCCGGGCAGATAAGAATTACCAGATTAATGCCTTAAGCGACCAAACCATCCGCGAAAGCATCGGGAGATTTATAGAAAAGAACTATGAAGGCGGATCATCATCAACCATGAAGGTGATGCAATCGCTTGAAAAAGGTGGCTATGACAGTAGGTTTTTTAAAGACAACCTGGCAGGCATCAAAGATGCTATGACCACGCTGTACGCATCGCGCCGGGCGGAGGATGCTTCGAAAGAAATTGCCCTGAAATTCCAGAAGGGTATCAGCCACATGGAAAAAATGTTTGGGCTATTCAGCCCATCCTCGCAAGAAGGCACCGGGACTGAACCCGGCGGAACCGCTACTGGTGGAGATGGAGGAACGGGTGGAACCGGCGGTGGCATTAAAAGCGGTATCGACAGTATTAGTGGCGATGTGCGGGCGGCCAAAAACATTACCATCAACCTGGATAGCCTAATTGGCGAAAACAACAACTTCTTTGATAACGCCAAAGATGCCGATGTTTCGAGCTTTAAAGACAAGCTAAAAATGGCCTTGCAGAGCGTACTAAACGATGTAAACTATGCACTATAATTTCGACTTCAACGGCCCCTTGTTGGCAAGGCGAATCAGTTTTCCGGTTCCAGACAGCCTGGGTATCGAAGCTGGCTTAGTAAATACTGCAAGAACAGGTCTTTACAAGAGCATACTCAAGCAGATAGAGATATACAAGCGTATGGATGATGAGGGGTTTACCGAATGGCCTGTGAGCATGTTAGGAACGCCGGTGTTTGCCGATGTTGTGCTTAAAAGCACATCGGATAAATCGTTGACTATTAAATTGGATAGCGTTCTTTTAATCATCGAGCAAAACAAAAACATTGGACGAACTAATGTAACCGGACGCAATGGAAGTGTAAAGGAATACTACTCCCTGGATGATTATAACATAGAAATTAGCGGTAGCATAGCAGATGAAAATGCCACCAGGTATCCAATGGAGCAAGTTAACACACTTATTAAAGTTTGCGAATTAGCGGAAGCTATGGAGGTTTCAAGCCCCTTTCTCGAAATGTTTAATATTTACAATACAGTAATTTATAATTACAAATTTGATCAAAAAGCTGGTTACCAAAACCAACAGTTCTTTCATTTAAAAATGTACAGCGACCTGCCCATAGAGCTTGAAAAAGTTAATTAATACCAGGGTTCGATTCGCTGTATTGCACAGTAAAGTCTTCGCCGCCTTCAACCACGTACACGGTGAAGTCTTCGCCACCATCAACAATCTGCCACTGTCCGCATTTGCTGGCAGGTCGGGCAACGAATTGGATGCGTAAATCGGGATTGTTTTGTACAAATCTGATGCGGAAGTCGCCGCCGTCATTAACGAAACGAACACGGCCAAAGAGTTCAGTGTCATCGCACTTACAATCCTTCGCAATAGGTTCGGAGGAGGTAAAGATGAAAAGGAATGATAGTAAGATTAAATATTTCATAAGATAAAATTTTCGATAAAGATATAAAATGTTTCGTATTACACACAACATACAAGTAGGTAATTACCGCCTTCCACAGGTGTCGGGCTTTACTATCGACCGCTCGATGGTTAGTCTTACAGGATTGTGTAGCATTACCATACCGCGAAACATTGCTTACAACGGCACAAAAGTATCCGACCTGATAAAAAAAGGAGATGCAATAACAATAGAAGCCGGGTATGATGATAATAACAGCTTGTTGTTTTCTGGCTATGTAAAAAATATTACCCTGGGCACTCCCATCGAGGTGCATGGCGAGGATGAGATGTACCGGCTAAAGCAAATACCATGCGAAACCATGCAATACCCCGATTTGCATATCAACACACTACTGGGTCAATACCTACCTGCCGACATCGAAAACCGGGTAACAGATGCAAGCCTCGGTACATTTCGCGTCAGCAACAATCCCAGTCTGGCGGCCATCCTCGATTACATCAGGCAGAACTACGGCCTTTTATTTTACTTCAAAAATAAGCAACTGTTCGGAGTGATGCCATCCACGCAGCTTGCCTCTAACGCCGACAGCTTGGATATTGATTTTGCGGTGCATGTTAAAGCGGACAATTTGCAATATGTAAGTGATGAGGATGTAAACCTTATTATTAAAGTAAAAACTGTGCTACCCGACAACACCAAGCTGGAGGTTCAGGAACCAGAGAAAGCCACAGGCGGCGAAGTACATACCTTTTTGGCTTTAGAAAAGAAAACCGAAAAAGAGTTGCGCGACTATGCCCGCAACCTACTGGCCACCTACAAACCTGGCAACCTGCAAGGCAGCTTAACCTTGTATGGCCGCCCACTTGTAGAGCCGGGCGATTTTATGAAATTTTTTGATGCCGATAATCAGGAGCGCAACGACAAGCTGTGCCAGGTAGAAAAGGTGAACTACCAGATGAACCAGTCCTTTATGCAACAAATTGTAACGATAGGGAGGAACGGCTGATGGAAATTCGCGAGATACTTAAAAAGATTGTAGGCAACAGCGAAGTGTATGCGAAGGTGTGTAAGGTGGATATTGTGGACGCATCAAAACTAACTTGCGATGTAAGTCCTTCGGATGGAACTGCCCCCATGCTGGGGGTAAGGCTTACACCCCTGGCTGGCAACGCTGCTTTTACTCCCATCCCTGTAAAGGGTAGTTGGGTCCTGGTGATGATGCTTAGTGCCAACGATGGTATAATAACAATGGTGGATAGGGCTGAAAACTTCGTGCTGAAAAACAAGAGCCTTAATTTTAAAGATGTATTACTAAGTATGGCTAACATAATAAAACAGCTAACGGTAAGCACACCGGCGGGGCCTTCTGGTACACCACTACCACCCACAGTGCAGGCCATATTGCAGTTTGAAAATGATATAAAAACGCTTTTTAAATAATATTAAAATGCTGGTTAAAAAAACATTAAAGGCCGAAATAATGGCAATCCTCCAGGTGATGACTACAGAAACCGACCAGGCTGTGGCCCTGGACAAGTTTGCCGATAAGCTGGCAACGGCTATCGACAATTACATCAAATCAGCAAGCGTAACGGTTGCCTTTCCGATACCGGTAACAGTTGCACCGGCTACAGGCACAGGAGCGACTACGGCAAACGGCATAGGTACAATAAGTTAAAAGTAATGACAGGAAGGAAAGACATACTATTAGACGATACCGGCGACTTGCTTATTGAGGATGGCGACTTCGTAGTTGGACAAAGTGACCAGCAGCACATACTGCACATTTTGCAGGCTGCACCGGGGCATTATAAACAGCATCCAATATTGGGTGCAAATGCAATAGCTTTTGTTGGGGGCAATAGTGCTGATTTGAAAAGAAATGTGCGGCTGCAACTGCACAGCGATGGTTACAATGTAAAAAAGCTAAGCATCGCAAACGGTAAAGTGAGAGTTGAGATATGAAGCAGGTAACGATAAGAGATACTCAATCATGGTTTGATATTGCGATACAGGAAACGGGCAGTATCGAAAATGTTTTTGCATTGATGCAAGCGACAGACAAAATTGATGATTCTCTTAGCGCAGGGCGTAAATTGTTTATTGATACAAATATTTCAGGTGAGATGATGGTCAAACAATACTACACCCGCAACGCCATCACCCCGGCAACAGGGCTCGCTGCCGTGCAGCCATCCGGGCAGGGCATAGGTTTTTGGATAATAGGACAAGACTTTATAATTAGTTAGCGAAAATGGCACAACGAAACAGAACAACACTAAAGGCATACATGGAATCTGGCAAAAAGCCTACACAGGAGCAATTTGCCGACTTCATTGATAGCGTCTTTAACTTTATTGATGATGATATGCCTGTAGGCAGTAGCTCCGTCAACTTCGCCGCCTTCGTTGATGGTGAGCAGGTACTATCAAATAGCAGCATATCAGCCGAACCCAACACCCCCATTACTCTCGAAGCCTACCCGGTTGCTACCGAGCCTTATGCGCAGGTTAGGTGGACTATTTTTCAAGAGCCAGCGGACTATTCTTTAATATTATACGGTCAGAATGTTACTGCCATAATCCCTGTCGAGGGCGTTTTCAATGTAAGTTGTTCAATCTTGAAAGTTGATAATTCAAGTGTTGCTATGAAAGTAGTATCAGGGTTTATTACAGTTTCCATGGAGCCTTCTGCTGAAAATCAGATACAGTCATTCCGCGTTGCTGGCACGTCTTGTACCATTAATCACTCAACAGGGGATATATTAGGAACTGTCCCATTTGGGACGATTTTAAATCCAGTAACCCCGCAAATCACTATTTCAGCAGGTGCCTCAATATTACCCAGCCAAGGTACTCCGGTGGATTTAACAGGGGTTAGGTCATATTTTGTTACAGCCGAAAACGGGGATGAGAAGGAGTACGAAGTGGATATTACAGTAGAGCAACCCGTACCAACTACCCGCATCAGGTTCGGCTATCGCACATCGTTGCAGGGTTCTTTATCGAAAGACGACCCCGACTTTGATGGAATTGTGCTTGGTACGATTAACTCATCGCAAAATGATAATATTGATGATACCACCCCGGAATTAGTAAATATAAATTTCAAAGATTTTGGTATAGATCAATTTACTCAATCGTGGCATTGGCTCCTTGTTCCGGCAACTGTGGCAGAATATAACTGGTGCGACTGGGTAGGCAACCTGGGTACACCGAAGTCTATTGCGACAAAAATAATAAGCGGCGACCCCGTGGACGTGATAGTTGATGGCGAAAATTATAATTTATATCGCTTATTATTCGATGTAAGCGGAAACTGGACATTTAGTGTTAACACAATTAACTAAAATATTATGGCTGATAATAATCAATACGGAGAAAAATACTACAATTCGAACGAACCACTCGAATCTGCAAAAATCATAGGAACCGGAACGGATATTGCTAATATTGCATCTTATCCGCCAATTTTGAAGTACCCCGGCAAAGTAGTTTTTGATAACACGGACGGAGTGAAAAAATTCTATGTCTTTCTTGAAAATTTGACTGCTAAGGAAATTAAATGGTTTAAGGATGCCTCGGACATTGATACCACCAGCGAAGAAGGTGATGTTCAGACTGATTTGGATTCTATTTTAAGTGCTATTTCCTCGATTGAGGATACTATAACCAATCTTACAGCTTTCGACATAGCTTATGACGAAACAGATGTTCATGGGGCTTTGGATGATATTTACGATCAATTAGAGGCGTGGAAAGGTACTTATAACCCACTAACCACATACCTTAAAAATAATAAGGTCGAATACCAGGGAAGCGCGTATATTGCTCTCGAATCAGTTACCGGAGAAAATCCAAATACTTCCGAAAAATGGGATTTGTTTAGCATTAAAGGCGCAGATGGAGCACCCGGGGCAAAAGGCGATCAAGGAGAACCCGGCATTCAAGGTGATCCCGGCGCAGATGGACAGGATGGAGCTGATGGAGTACCCGGAGCACAGGGCGACCCAGGCATCCAAGGTATTCAAGGTGATCCCGGCGCAGATGGACAGGATGGAGCTGATGGAGCACCCGGGGCAAAAGGCGATCAAGGAGAACCCGGCATTCAAGGTGATCCCGGCGCAGATGGACAGGATGGAGCTGATGGAGCACCCGGAGCACAGGGCGACCCAGGCATCCAAGGTATTCAAGGTGATCCCGGCGCAGATGGACAGGATGGAGCTGATGGAGCACCCGGAGCACAAGGCGACCCGGGCATCCAAGGTATTCAAGGTGATCCCGGCGCAAATGGAGCACCCGGAGCAAAAGGCGATCAAGGAGAACCCGGCATTCAAGGTGATCCCGGAGTGGATGGCCAAGATGGGACGGGTGTTGTTATAAAGGGTAGTGTTGCGAATACCTCGGCACTCGACACTACTTATTCGGGGAATGTTGGGGATATGTTCATTACCCAGGATGACGGGCATGGCCATGTATGGAATGGAATTGACTGGGATGACGTTGGGCAAATTCAGGGGCCTAAAGGCGATACTGGTGATGCAGGGGCTGACGGAGATGCAGCACCGGATGTTCTGATTCAATATTCAATAGATGGAAACGCCCCGTGGACATCTGGATTTATAAGTTTATCACACAAGTATATTAGATTTTCAACGGATGGCGGGGAATCATGGTCGGTGTCGGCAAAATTCGTTGGGCAAGATGGTCAGGATGGGGCAGGAGCGACTAATGACTTTATTGTTTTTGATCGAATTGGGAACGTTAACGCTTCGCAGGGGGTGGCTTCAGATGGCGAATTTTTCTACACAACAGGGTTTAACCATAATGATACTTTACATTTGTGTATATCAAAATTCACGCACGATGGAACATTAATTCAAAGAAAAGTTGTTGATGTAGGAGCAAGCACAGGACAAAGCGGTGCAGATGGCAGTTATTGCAAGCAATTAAATGGTATTTATGTGCAATTCGATTCGTTAAACTTCGATGAAAGTAGGCTTTATATCAGCGCAATGAACTATAACGTATCGCCTAAAATTTCGTATATAAAAGTATTCAAAACCGGAGATCTATCCTTTATTGAAGAGCATCAAATTGGATCGGGTACAGGTGGAGCAACTGGCAGGTGGTCGGAAAGTATTTGCTATCGTAAATCAGATCAAAGCTGGTGGATGACCTGGGACGATTATAAATACGTTACAAAATACAATTCATCGTGGGTGTGGCAAGCTGACTATGTTTTGAGTTACCCTGTCAACGGGCATTTTTATCAAAGTGCTTTGTGGGTTGGGGATTACCTATACTGTGTAACACATGAAAGTTCAGTGCCAGAAATTTGCGATGTATATAAGTGGAATGGTGCAGGATTTGACGAAATTGCAAGGTTAACACCACCCAGTCCGGGGGCTACTAATCAAGGAATTGCAAAAGAGCCATATATTGATATATTATGGTGGGCTGAAAGGGACACGTATTATTTTACAGAAGGTAATCTTTATCTAAATGATAGGAAAATGGGGGTCGTGAAAACAAACATTCCAATTAAATAATTATGAAAAAATTAATAGTATTGAAGGATAACAAAAAAATTGCTACTGATGAATATACGTCAAGCGTAGAACTTTCAGGCAATATCGTGGATTGGGAACTTGGTGCTGTGTTTACAAAAACAATATTAGGAACGGTAAGTTTAAGTTTCAATAACGCCACGGCAGGGAAACAAATAGTGTTATGTGTTAATGGCGGAACTGCCTTAACACTCCCTGCTAATGTTACTGTATTAACAGGAGAGTATCATGAAGAGTTAGGGAATTACATTGAAATTGTTTGTGCAAAAGTTGGCCTTTCTGAATCAAATAGCATATATTTTGCGAAAATATATAATTATGAAGTTACAGTTATAGTTATACACCCAATATTAGAAGGTCTTATGTCCGTTTATGAGTTTAATGAAAACAGCGGAACTATAATTAACGATTTGCATGGTGTGAATAATGGAACATCATATAATTGTGTAATATCAGATTCAGGTATATTAGGGAAATGCCTCGATTTAAATGGTTCAACCTCTTACGTTGAATTGCCTGATTTATTTACGGTAGCTTTAGCTGAAGTATCTTTAAGTATTTGGTTTCTCCCATTGCAAGTGACTAACACAAGGCAGCTAATCAATGGAAATAAAACGGGCTCCAACAATTATGATTGGCAGATTGATGTAAGAAACGCTAATAAGATTAGTGTGTTTTATAATAATGCAATCTCTATGCCATCGGTTGATAATTCAATAATTCAAAATCAATGGAATCATGCAGTATTCACCCTGTCGGCGAATGGGGCTAAATTATATTTAAACGGAAATCTATTAACTTCCAACGCACTGCCTGGCAATATAGGTGCAAATGGCTCAAACATTAAAATAGGGGTTTCACAGCTTGCATCCGAATATTTTATTGGATTAATAGATCAGGTCGCTATTTGGAGTAAAGCTTTAAGTAGCGATGAGGTTGTATATTTATACAACTCAGGAAACGGGTTAGCGTATCAAAATTGGTAGAAATGGCACGAACAATTGCTGAAATACATAACCAAATATTAGCCGAAAAGGCTACGATGAGCGAGCTGAAAAACATGCAACCTGATATTGATTCAGCGCAAACCTTGCTCAACGACCTTACGAGTAGCAGCAAGGTTGGGATATGGCGGGAATTTGCATTCCTAATAGCCGTTGCGATTTGGATTCACGAAAAGTTGTGGGATGCCTTCAAAAGCGAGGTAGATGCCATCGTGGCTGCCGCCATTCCCGGCACGGCACGCTGGTACAGGAATATGTGCTTGTTGTTTCAATTAGAAGATACGATGATTTACCAGGATTATAAATTCCAATATGATCCGGTTGATTCGGATAAGCGCATCATAGCCCGTGCATCGGCTACCGAGCAGGGCGGCGATGTGCTGTTAAAAGTAGCAAAAGAGCAAGACGGTTCGCCGGTGAAGCTCGAACCCGATGAGCTGTTAGCTTTTCAAAGCTATATCGCAAAGATTAAATTTGCCGGCACCTGGTGCAACGTAGTTAGTGCCGACCCCGACCTGCTCAACGTAAGTATGCAGGTGCATTACGATGCCTCACTGCTCAACGCCGCAGGCGAGCTGTTAAGCCAGCCCGGGGCAAAACCTGTGGAGGATGCTATTAACGCCTATCTGGCTGCGCTGCCCTGGGATGGCGTATTTATGAACAACGCCCTGATAGATGCCGTGCAGGCCGCACCCGGCGTAGTGGATTGCGTGCTATCGAGTGCGCAGGCAAAGGCCAACGCCGCTACCACATTCAATACCATCGCCCGCACCTATCGCACCGTTGCCGGATACATGATTGCAAACACACTTAATATAACTTACATCAGTGTTTAATATCGATTTTGATAAAATAATAGAACTGCTGCTGCCCATCGCCGTGCGCAGGCCTCGCTTGAAAGCGTATTTAAAAGCTGTTTCAAAACCTTTGAAACAGCTTTACAATACCTTCACGGTTTACCGCCTGCATGTGCTGCAAAGCATCACGCACACGGGGCAGGTGATGTACATCGAGCATCTGCTCAACGACCTCTACGACCCGTTGAGCCGCAACATTTACCTCGATGATAGCTCCGATGCCAGGCTGGATGATTACCTGTTTAACGCCGCCGAGGGGCAGGATGTAATGTACCTCTACAACGACAGCGAGCTGGAGGAGGCCGAATACGTCTATAACAGCAGCGAGTACGATGGCATCAACGACTTCATCGTCAAAGTGCCTTCGCATTTATATGCTCACATTTTGAGCATTAAAGCAACGATTGACAATTACCGCCAGGCGGGCAAAAGATATTGTATTGAGTATTACGACATAAATCCATAAGCGAATGAAAAAATTAATAACAACTTACCCGGGCGGCTTCCCGCTCACCCTCGACCGCGTCAGGTGGATGGAGGATGGAATTAACGAGGCAATACTTGCACTTTGCCGAAGCCTGCTGCCTACAGGTGCTACCAGCATGATATTAGAGGGTTGCGAGATTAGCGAGACATCACAAGACCATTTTAATGTTTCGCCGGGATGGATATATCTTGGAGGTGGCTGGAATAAAATATGCAAGGTGAGTTCTCATAGTTTTACAGTCCAAAATGGTTCGATTCCATTTCCAATCACCGGTACAACTCCGCGATGGGTTAATACTTTAGACATTGACCCGTCAGGGAATGTTACCTTTTTTAACGGCGATAATAATTCAGTGCATAGAATAAGGCATGCAAGTGTGCAGATTAGCGGCGATGAATTATTACCTGCGGTTGCCAGCGTGTATGGGAAAGATGGGATGTGGGTGCAAGGGACATCTGTAAGCACGAGAAAACAAGGAGACATTCTTCAAATTAGAGGCAGGTATTTTGGTTTAGGGCCTATATTTAACGAAATAATACCAGTAGAGCACAGACCGGCAAATGATGTGAGGGTTCCAATAGCTGCATTTTTTCTAGATGCCGGTAAAAATTATACTCCATTGCTTTCAATCAAAGCAAACGGTCAAGTTACCATTATAGATATGGAGAATCCATCACAGGAAGATGTGATGTATTACATAAACCTTTCAATACCAATATAAAATCAAGTATTAACATCTAATTCAATAAATGTGACAATTTATCAGAGAACACCAATCAGCTACTACGGAGGCAAGCAGCAAATGCTGCGCCATATCCTCCCTTTAATCTCAGAACACATTACCTACATCGAACCTTTTTTTGGCGGTGGGGCTGTGTTTTGGGCTAAACAGCCCGCCAAGGTTGAGGTCATCAACGATGTAAACGCGCATGTAATCAACTTTTACCGACAGCTAAAGACTAACTATGCATCCTTGAAGGCAATGATAGACACCACCCTGCATAGCCGTGATGTGTACAAACAAGCACTCATCATTTACCACGCTCCAATGCTGTTCGATGAACTGCACCGCGCATGGGCGTTCTGGGTGACGACCAATATGGGCTTTAGCCGCATGGTCGGCACTTGGGGCTATGACAAATCCGGTAAGATGGAGAATGTTATAAGAAGGCGAAAAGAGGAATTCACAGACGAATACAGCACCCGCCTTTCCAGCGTTCAAATCGAGAGCAACGATGCCGTTAAGGTCATCCAAAGCCGCGACAATGAGCAGGCCTTCATCTATTGCGATCCGCCTTATGTGGGCAGCAACCAGGGCCACTACGGCGGCTACACCCAGCAACACTTCGATGAGCTTTTACAGTGCCTCGCTGGCGTTAAAGGTCGCTTCCTTCTGAGCAGCTACCCCAATGAAGGACTTGCAAAAATTGCCAAGCTCCAGGGCTGGCACACCAAGCGCGTTGACATGCAGCTAAGCTCCAGCCAACGCAAAGGAGCACGCAAGGTTGAGGTATTGACTGCTAACTATGATATAGGGTAA